CCACCCTTAGGTGGTCAATAAGTGTTCATGAACATTTTCATGTCCCTCCATTTGCCCCTGGAGTCATTTCGGTGATTTCAGATCCTTAATTGGATTAGGCCATATCTTGAATAATCCAGATACTACAAAAGACGAATATTTCTTAGTCGATAAAGGATTGACATCCCTTTTCGGTTTGAAATATATCGATTTCACAGGTAGTGGAAAATATTCAATTTCTTGGAATAGTGGTTCTTGGTAAAACTCTTCTAGATCCTCCTTGTAGTATTGGTCCAATGCGATTATGATTTCCATCATTTTCTCACCTGTTCCATTAAGGACCCAGATCAGTGGATGTGGATACTGTTTAGAATGCGAAAGTAGATTTTGGTTGAAATCGATTCCCCCCTTAGATAAATAATCTTCAAGGTTGCCTTTAAAAGCAAGTTTATCTAAATGCTCGAGGTTTTCGAACAGAGACAATACTCTTTTCTTAAGGACTTGTTCCTTGATTAATTTTATTGTAGGGTTATCATCAATTGTAACCGGTATCCACTCCGGGCAATTGGATCCCTTCTCTCAAAGTAGAATCTCCAAGAGATGCCTACCTTTTTGCGAAAGGAAAGCGGGGACTAAAGTTAACCTATATTCGATTGGTCAATTGACTTTTCTCATATATACGTAAAGGTCGATCAAAGAATAAACACTTTTCGATGCATCAGTTAATATTCTTCATTTCAATCCGGTAACTTCTTTGTTGCATACGCCTTGGCGTTTTGCAAACTCAAATGTTGGCCGTTTTGGATTTAAGGATATAAAACTTTTGTCAAAGTTAATTGGTATTCCTAGATCTTCCATTACCTTTTGGTACTCTAGAGCCACACGCTCATTCCAAATAACTATGTCATCTCCAAGTATCTGGTACTGTTTAAATGATTTCCATTGAATGATTCCAGATCTTTTAGCACTTCATCAAACTAATATATGGTGAAGTAATGTAAAGGCTGGCCAAGAGGATAATAATCCTAAAGGTTGACCTACATTTCACTTCACTGTTTTGTTAGTTTTCCGATGTGTGAAAGGTTTAGAACACATTAATTGGTATCATAAACCAGCCAGTTTCTTAGAAAACATGGTAGAAAGTACTGAAAGTTGCAGAGCAACCGGAATACGATCTGATGCTGATGACAAGTCGAATGATCACATTTTCACATTCTTTTGTCTGAGAATCCGGTTAAACCCGGATTCTTGATCAAAAGTTGAGTCTGTGTGTTTCAAACGCCTTAGTTGTCACATTAATTGATCATGTAACGGTCTAAATGCTACCTGCCTTCAGTAATCTCCAACTGCGAACAGTCGAGTCTTACCTGCTGGTTCCAAAACGACACCAATTGTTCCTAAACATTCTGAACGCTGAGTTTTCCATGTATCATGGATGTTTGAACGCAACGCATCTCAAACTCATCTTGACCCTGTCAAGTCAAGATATGCAAG